GTAAATCTTTGAGACGAACTACTACTACGGGGCAGGGTAAGACCCCTTTTTTTTTATCAAAAGAAAAGATTACCTACACTTGATTTTACCCCTCAACTTATCCAACATATCCCTCATATTCCTCGCACTACCCTTCGCAGTCTTCAACTCCTTTTGAAGACGAGTTGCCTGTATCTTCTCCGCATCATCGTCCAACTGCTGTCTTCCCGAAATCTCTCGGTCATACATATCCGCATCCTCATCCGCCTCGTCCTGCTCCTGCTCGTCGCTCACATAATCAGCATCGGGCAAAAACGCAACACGCTTCGCACTTCCAAAAGTTCCATACGGCATCTCCTCACCCTCCTCCCTCTCTATACCCGCACCATACGGATTAGTCGGCATTCCCTGTAATGCCTTCATCATTCCAGACCAGTTTCCTCTATCCTGAAAACCGTGATGTAATTCCAAATCCATATACTCATCGTCCATTCCCGCCATATCTGCCGATACACCTCCATACGCTCCATCACCAACACGAGGGGGTTTCGGTGCTCCCATCGTCGGGTCATACGGTATATTCGCAACACCCGCTCGAACTGCCCTCTCCTCCGCACGACGAAACTTTCTCTGTGCTGTGTTGAGAGCGTCCATAAGGTCTCTATTTCTCGGTCGTGCCTGTAATGCTGCCTCTGCCGCCGCTACTGCTAATCGGTTTCCTTCCAACTCACGAATTAAGTTTGTATCCGCCCTATTTAATGCCTGTTGTCTTTGGTCGGCGGGGTCTGGTTGCTGGGGTGCTACTGGTGCTTGTTGTGCTGGTGCTCCTACTGCTGGAAATTGCTGTTGATATGCCGCCAAATCTGCTTGATATTGTGCCAAATCCCTATTATAGTCGCGAAGTCTCGCAAGTTCTCGCCGATAAAACTGACGCCTGTCTGCTTGATTATTAACTCCCGCTTGTGGGTTCGCGTTTAACCACGCGTTCAACTGTGGTGCGTTCGCTGCCACTAATAAGGGGAGAGGCATAACAAATTGAGGCATCACGGGTGGTTGTGGTGGCGGTGGTGCTTGTGGTGCTGGTTGAACAACGGGTGGTATTGGTTGTCCTGCTGGTAGTTGTTGTCTTGGAACATTCTGTCCAACAATAGGGGGAATTGGTAATGCTGGTTGTCCTTGCTGTCCTGCTGGTTGAGGGGGTTGAGGAATATTTATCGGGGGTGAAAATGAAACTGGTCGCAAGTCATTATTACTGATATTATCATAACTCTCCAATACCGCACGAAACTCTGGAATAGGTGTCCCCGCCGCGTGAGCGTTTAATATCTGCTCCAAACTCGGTTTTACACTATCAAACTTCATCTGTATCGCCTGTTCTTCTCTCGAACTCAACTTACCACTCGTGCCATACAACCGCACATACGCCGTCGCACGATTATACGCCGAGAGATATTCACTTATACCCTGCGTCAATTTACCCGCCTCCGCTGGTATCGCCATCGCTGAAACCGCCTGTGATAATGACGATGCCATCTTATCCAAAAACCCCGCCAACTCAAACGCAGTCTTACGGTCGAGTTCATCAGGTCTCAAAAACTCCTCCTTGTTCTGCTGAACAAAAGGAAAGTTCAGTAAAAATGCCTTCTGTGATGCCCGTGCGTCCTCCCCCAACGCCTCCGCAACCTGTCTGCTACGCATCGCTCTATCTGTATCCGTGCCTCTGTGCCGATTTGCCATTTTCACTCAATCGTTTATATTCGTAATTCTCCTTTTGTTTTTATTATTAATTTCATATTCATTTCTTATAAAGTCCGTTTGCCTTTATGTATTTCACCGCCTCCGCCAATTTCATACCTTTCTCCTTCATAGTCTTACTCACAAACGCATTATACGCAGACTTTCCGCCGTGTTGCCCCCTTCCACTATACTCACTCTTCATTTTCATCATCGCACTACCACCAAAAACAGCGTGTAAATTATTCGTCTGGGTTAATGGATGTGCCCCTCCCGACATCGCCCCTCCCTGACTAACACCCTTCGTCACTCCGTTCAAAATAAGGTTATTTATCTTCTTTGCCGACCTTCCTGTCGTATTCTCCATCTGTGTTCCATCCCATATATTCTGTGATGCTACCTCATCCACCGCACCCGACTTCTTCTGTGCCTTCGCTGAATAACCACGCTCCGCAACTATCGCTCCCATCGAATTATCTCCGCTCACCGCCAATCCCTCACGCTCTTTCATATTCGTCTTTCGAGAGATTTTCTTCTTACCACCCTTAAAGTTAAACTTATCCGTTCCCGCCGTCGTAAATCTATCAACAGGCATCGTGGTCATTACAGGTTGTCGTGTATCCTCGAAATCCGCCTTATCCACCAAACCGTCCCACCAATTCTTCCCCCCCTTCTTACCACCGTTCCCAACAACGACAACATCATCCTCATCTCGCATCGCAGGAGTGGGAGGTCGAGGAGGAGCAGGAGGAGCAGGAGCAGGAGGAGCAGGAGCAGGAGCAGGAGGAGCAGGAGCAGGAGCAGGAGGAGCAGGAGCATCAGGAGTATCAAAATACGCTTTCAACAGAAGCAACGCTGCCGACCCAACCGCATATGTCGTAGGTAAAAACGGTATAAATATTTTGGCGTTGTCATACGCAAATCTCAATATAACTTGCGTTGCTTGATGGTTATACCCCTTCTTCAAAGTTCTCGCCGCCGTCATCACCGCCGAAGGGGCAGCGACCGCACCACTCACAATATAACCCGCAAACGCCGTCGCCGCAGGTATGAGAATATTGTCTAACCCCCTTCGACCCAGAGCAAGAATGTCTTGATAAGTTATTCCGCCTTCCAGTTCGCCCATTTTTGACGGGGCGGACGAAACCCCCCTACTGTTTTTTGGCACGATTTTCCTCTTCCTTCCACCTATACCTGACCCTACTGGATTACTTGACGGCATATCCCCATACGAAGTCGAACCAGTCGCGGCGTTCAACTGCTCCACCTCCAACTTCGGCGAAAAACCGAGAGAATTAGCAGGTATCGGTTTCGCATCCGCAAACACACCCTCACCACAACCCTTCATTCCCATTCCCATCGACATATTACCCCCCTTCGAACCACGCTTCGCACGAATACTCGCCATATATGCCTTTGCTTCGGGAGAACCCTTCACCAAACGAGCACGACCACCCGAACGACCCGATGGAGCACCATACATACCACCAGACATTCCCGACGGACGACCATACATACCACCCGATACTCCACTTTGACCATAACCCAGCAACTCCAACACACCAGCACCCGCCTCACCATAAGGATTTCCACTTGCCAATAGGGCGTCCTTCAAAGGAGTTCCTACCACATCTAAAACTGGTTTTACATAATCCTCCCAAACACCCTTTACGGTATCGTAAGCACCCTTGACTGCCTCCGTAAAATCATCCCAGTTATTATACCACTCGCCACCATAAAAACCAGCACCACTCTTACCCAATAGGTCTTGAACGAATGCCAACTCTTCCGCAGTAAAATCACGCCCACCTGACGCCAACATTTCAGGGTCTTTCGTCATCCTACCCACCTTCTTACTGTCTTTCATACGGTTTCGCCCACTCGAAAAATCATCGAAGTTCTCATACCACGCCGCCTCCACCTGCGGTTTTCCACTACCATCCATATTACCCACCTGAACTTTCGTTTCCAAAGGAAACTGCGGTTTTCCAGACCCACGAGCAGACATCGCCTTATCTATTACACCAGCATACGGCACTTCTCGAAAAGGCATCGTGACACCCACATCCGTCGCCGACGCACCACCATACCCAGCACCACCATACCCAGCACCACCATACCCCGCCCCTCCGTGAGTGATTGTTAGTTGTCCTCGCCCACTCAAAACCGTATCCCGCCCTTGTGCCGCATCAGCAACCATCCCTATCGGGGTATAACGAAACGCCTGACCGATATCATCGAGAAAACCACCTCCAAACGCCGCCGCACCACCCTCCATACGATACTCCTTTTCCGCCTGTGAAAGTGCTCGGGGATGGTTCGCCGCACCCCTCATAACATCGTTGTATTGAGTATCAATTCCGCTATCGCTTCCATACCCCCTACCTACAAAATTGGCGGGAGCGTGTCTCGCCGCCCTTTCCATTATCGCATCATTAATCGAAGCAATCCGTCGGTTATATGCCGTATCCATTTTCCGTTTATAAATTAGTATAACAATTGTTTTTATGTCTTATACTAATTTTATCGCTATTTCGTAATTATCTCTCGGCGTTCAGCATCGGGAAGCAAGTTTCATACGACCGCCAATACCATCAGCACCTTTACCGAGTGCGGATTTCGCGGCGGAAACTGCGTCCATAATCGCCTCCTGTGCCTTCGGGGCGACATCAGCAACCGAAGTGACGGCGGAACTTTCAACACCACCAACCAAACGCAAATGACGCTCACTCACGGGTTTCATTTCACTCGCGGCGAGAACATCACTCTTCGTGAGGATACCCGTGTAAGTAGAACTGACACCCTGCGATGTGATAAACAAACCACTATTCACGCACATCAAAACCAGTTCGACAGGTTGGGCAGCAAGAGTGTAATTCTGTATCGTAACGTTGAACTGTAAATTGAAACTACCCAGCGACCCCGCCGCGTAAAACTCCTCTACAATAGGGATATCCTGTCCAAAACGCAAAGCAAGAATAGACCCCGAAGTAAGGACTTGTTGAAGACGAGTATCATAAAGACCACCAACGGGAGGCAGGTATTTATTAGCATACCCTCGAAACTCCTGCCAAGTCTGGTTCGTGGTTTTCGCAGACATACGATACAAAGTATCCTGTGTAGCGTTCGCCAACAGACCTGACTGGTTGTTCCAGTTAATAGAAATACCAGTAATGGGGTAGAAACAATCAGCATCACGGTTCGTCTGCTGGGACATCGGTTTTCTCGCACAAATCACCAACATATCGGGGACTTGATTTAACTGAATGTTGTTGCTTGAAAAAGGGAGTGTAGTGGGAACTAACTCATTCGTAGCACTCACAGCGGCAGCACCGATGTTCGTATTAAAGGTAGTCAAATAACGCGGGAAATCAACATAATCCACCACATTTTTCGAGGGCAAAATCTGGGAAGGATGGGGAGTGAGCATCTGGAAAATTAGTCGAGCACCCGTCACATTAACAATCGAAACGGCATAGTTAGCAATCGCCGCCTCACTCGCACCGCAACGCCACAAACGGGATGCCTGTGCGGATATGTTGAAAATGAAGTTCAAGTTGCTCACACCGTAGAGTGCCATCTGGTTCGCCGAGAGATTGGCGAAGTGAAAGGGAGACAAAAACAGGGGTTCAAATGAAGTGAAACGAAGACGCACAACACGAAGAGTTCCATCACCGATAGTCTGTTGGTTTTTCAAGTTAGCACCAATAACAGGTTGGGTCTGCTCCAAACTGTCGATACTGTAAGTGCCACGAGACACAAGAGAGTTATCGGCGGTCTGTGCCCAAGAACCGTTGCTGTTGTTGTTTGCCCCCAACTGGTCTTCATAACTACGGTAAGTATCAGGAGCAAGAGGAGCAATACCGTTCCAACGAGCAAGAGCACGGTCATCACCATACATACGAAGCAACTGGGGCAACACATCACGAATATTCACCGAAACGCTGTTGTTATTCACCT